GCACCTAAATGCGTACTTTTCATTATCGACTTCTTTCTCTTTTACGGTGATTCTCTTTTGGGTTTTCGCCATCTCACAAAGCTTTGTAATGAACTGGGAGTAGGCTTTTATCTCATCTGGATTTGGCAGTTTTGAAAACCAAGGAAAGCTAATGCGTTCTTCGTCGGATTCAATGGGAAGGGTATCTACATTCAGAGCCTTCTTAATCAGGTTGCCTTTTGCATCTAGCAATTTGGCTAGCTTCTCCAGGTCTTCATCGGAGAGGGAGTCTTTTGGAATCTGGATGATGAGTCCAGTTTCCTCGGTCTCTGCTTCAGCAGGAGCTGGTTCATCTACCTCAGCTTCAAACCCTGCCTCTTGTAGTTTTTTCATCAGCGTCTTGATATTGCCCTGATCCAATTCACTGTCAAAGGTTAATTCTCCGTCTTTTTCGATGCGGTAAGGTCCGACCTGGTATGCGCAGGATGGAACCCCCAGGTATTTTGAAGGAACCTCTGTGATTTCACTGATGAGCTTCACCAGCTTTTTTCGTTCGTTACCGGTTACTTTGTAATTGATTTTCATGATACTGACCTCCTTGTTTTTGGCTTACTACATATATCACTCTAAGTGATGTTAATAGCAAGTCTATCTTTCGATAGTTGTGTTATTTATTTTCAGGGAGGTCACTGTAGCGGTATTCTTTACCATCACGAACTAGATAAACATCATCTGAAGTCTGTGCTCCGGAAATGTAGCGTTCAACAATAACATCACAAAACTTTTCATCAAGCTCAATGGTGTGACAAATGCGCTGGGTCTGTTCGCAGGCAATAAGCGTACTACCAGAACCGCCAAATGGATCAAGGACAATGCAATTGCTAAGACTTGAATTAAGAATAGGATGGGCCACAAGAGCCACCGGTTTCATCGTCGGATGAGAGCCATTCTTCTTCGGTTTTTCAAATTCCCAGATGGTGGTTTGCTTTCTATCGGCGTACCAGTTATGTTTGCCTTTTTTCTTCCACCCAAAGAGGACAGGTTCATGCTGCCACTGGTATGGAGACCGACCAAGGACCAGGGATTGCTTTTTCCAGATACAGGTGCCGGAGAGATAGAAGCCAGCTTCAGAGAAGGCTTTTCTAAAGTTCAATCCTTCCGTATCTGCGTGGAAAACATAGATAGAGGAGTCCTGCGTCATCACAGCTTCCGTATTGGTAAAGGCAGCAAGGAGAAATTCATAGAAGGCAGAATCACCCATATTGTCGTTTTTGATTTTACCGGCAGTGCCTTCATAGTTTACATTGTAAGGGGGATCCGTCACCACAAGGTTTGCCAGCTTTCCATCCATAAGGAGATTGAAGGTTTCAGCCTTTGTAGAATCACCGCAGACCAGTCTATGGGGACCCAGCTTCCAGACGTCACCCAGTTTGGTCATGGCGGGTTTTTCCAGCTCTGCATCCACATCAAACTCATCATCGTGGATACCATCTTTCAAGGAATCTTTAAACAGATCATCCAGTTCAGATGGATCAAAACCTGTAAGGGAAACATCAAAGTCAGCACCTTGCATATCAGCAATAAGAAGAGCTAGCTTATCCTTATCCCAGTCGCCGCTGATTTTATTGAGGGCAATGTTGAGCGCTTTTTCTTTATCTTCATCCATCTCGATGACCACACACTCAACTTCGCTCATTCCTAAATCCAGGAGCACTTTTAATCTCTGGTGGCCACCTACAACTCTACCAGTGGTTTTGTTCCAGATGACCGGTTCAATATAACCAAACTGCTCAATGGAACGCTTGAGTTTATCGTATTCCGCATCCCCGGGTTTTAGATCTTTACGGGGGTTATAGTCAGCGGGAAGTAAGAGCTTAGTTTTCAGTTTTTCAATCTTCATATCTTTCTGCCACCTTTCTTAAGTTTAGATTGAAATCCACATTCTCCCAGGGGAAAAGAGATGAGTTGAAATGTCCGTAGGTTGCAGTATCAGAATAGATTGCATTTCTAAGGCGCAGCTTTTCAATGATAGCAGCTGGACGTAAGTTAAAAATCTCTTTTACCAGTTCACTTAAATCTTCGTCACTGATTTTAGCTGTACCAAAGGATGTCACATTTACTGAAACTGGATTTGCTTTTCCAATGGCATAAGAAATAGCGACCTCGCATTTATCAGTAAGCCCGCTCCAAACAATATTCTTAGCAATGTACCTGGCCATATAGGCACCGCTTCTATCAACCTTTGTCGGGTCTTTTCCGCAGAGTGCGCCGCCGCCATGGGAAGCCAGACCACCATAGGTATCTACCATGATCTTTCTGCCAGTCAGCCCTGTATCAGCAGCAGGTCCACCTTCAACAAATCTGCCTGAAGGATTGATGAGAATTTCCGTATCATCATCCAGTGGGAAATCCTCGAAGCACTGCCAGAGTACGTTGTTTAAGATATCTGATTCTAGCTGCTTTTGGGTTTTATCTTCGTGGTGCTGCACAGAAACTACCACAGTTTTAACGCGGACAGGTTTATCCCCATCATACTTAACAGTAACCTGTGCTTTGCCATCGGGGAGGATACCCTTGATGATTTTTCCCTTGCGACATTCATCAATACGCTTTACGATTCTATGCGAAAGAAGTAAAGGCAGTGGTAGGAGTTCACGGGTTTCGTTAGTGGCATATCCATATACAGTGCCTTGATCACCAGCACCGATGGAACCGTATGGATCAATAATTCCATTTCTTGCTTCAAGTGCTGTATCTACACCAGCCGCAATATCTACACTTTGATGATGTACAAACACAAATACTGTAAATTTCCAAGGACTGTATCCCACCTCACGAAGTACATTTTTTACGATAAGGCGAATGTTAATTTTTTCGCTGCAGGTGATCTCGCCCGCCACGATGATTTTACCTTTAGTAGCCATGACCTCACAGGCCACACGTGAAGCTTTGTCTCTGCGAAGGCAGGCATCTAAAATACTGTCTGCGATTAAATCAGAAAGCTTATCAGGATGTCCCTTGCAGACACTTTCTGCGGTTCTGTAGTTTTTACTCATATCATTATCTCCAATCTGTTTTTATTTGCCCCTTCGAGCAGAAAGAAGTCTCTCCATCACATCATCCTGAGGATTTGCTCCTTTGTAATCGCCTGTACAGTTTTCTTTTACAATCTGGAATATTTCAAACCACAGACGATTGGTCTGGTTCATGTAGTTCTGGCCCATGGATACATAAGGACTTTGAATGGCGTTTCCAGTAGTGGGATGCTTAGCAAGAAAACCATATTCAGTGATGGCTTCTTCACATTGAATCCATCTGGCAACGCTCATAGAATACCGTTCAAGAAGCTGTGGAGAAACCAGAGCAGCGCAGCCACGCTTATCCAGCCACTGCCATGTGGCTTTATATATTTCACCTGCCACCAGAGCTTTACCATCTTTTTGAATGGCTTCAAGCATCTTATTTGGTTCAGGCATTTCTTGTCCCTCAAGATCTGCAGTATCGGAAAACTCCATCACCGTCAGTTTCCTACCACCAAGATTCCCTTCGGCTATTTTGTCAGCCAGGGGTTTCTTTTTTGCCCCTGCACCAGCTCGAGCGCCGCCTCTGTTCGTACCGTCTTTTGCCAATGATCACACCTCCTTTACAAAGTGGGGGCTATACCCCCGTTTGAATCTGCGTTTTTTAACACGACACCCCAGCCCGCTGTCCGGAATTTTTAGTCGTACAGATATGACCTTCCCCACCTGTCGCCACTCTCAGCAGTGATCTTCGAGTGACATGACTTACAAAGGGCCATCAGGTTACTGGTTTCATTGCCACCGCCTTTGGAGAGAGGGAGGATGTGGTGCACTTCTTCAGCAGCTACAATTCGTCCGTTCTTATCACACTCCTCGCAAAGAGGATGGGTCTTGATGTAACGGTCCCTGATACGCTTCCAGGACCTGCCGTAGCGTTTATTGGACGCAGGATCTCGTTGGTACTGGTTGTATCGTTTTGTTACCACCTTCTTATGCTCGGCGCAGTACTCTCCGCTATCAGCAAGCCGACCGCAGCCTGGGTAAGCACAAGGACGCTTGGGTTTATATGGCATGAGTTCACCTCCTTTTGGGCATAAGAAAAGCCCTCGTGGGGTGTTCCCAAGAAGGCTTGTTTACATTATTATCTCTCAATTATATCGTACTAAAAAAAACAACTGCACTCAAGTGGACTCATGTGGACTTTACTATCCTCTTTGAAGTTTTCTGCTTTTAAGCACCGCGTTGATACCAGGGATTAGCTTGGTCACATTCTTATTGATGTTATCTGTTGTAATTCTGATCATCTCCCAACCTTCACCAAGTTTATTGGTAATGACCTCATCTCGGATGCTCTCATATTTTTGTCTGTCTTTCCCATGATAAATCTTGCCATCAATCTCAAGGGCAACTCTCATCTCAGGTAGTATGAAGTCAACGGAGTAGTCGAAGATTTTCACCTGGTGGAACGCTTTAACGTTACGTCGTATA